CAACTTTCGACCAACAAGGTTCACTTCGAACCTTTGCTGGGTCCGGTCACAAGGATGTTTATTCTTATGACCTGAAAGCTGCAACAGATACAATACCTTTGGTGTTGTACACTTCTATGTTGTCTAGTCTTTTCGGGACTGAGATCTCTGAGGCATGGACATCACTTCTTCGTGATCGAACATGGTCCTTACCCTTCTGGCAGGTTACTGTCGATGGTAAGGAAACAGTGTTCCCACTGAGCTTTACAGATGAGCTGGGGAATCGTTCCCAGTCTGTAAGGTACGCTCGTGGTCAGCCTATGGGTGTCTTGTCTTCTTGGGGTGCACTTGCCTTACTACATCATTTTGTGGTACAGTACAGTGCATTCTTGGTTGGGAAGTATCCGTATTATGATTACCGAGTTCTTGGTGATGACATTGTTATCGCTGGGAAGGATGTAGCCAGATCTTATCTGAATACATGCTCTTATCTAGGAATTAAGGTGGGGTTGGCGAAATCTTTCTCTTCTGAGAAAGGTTTTATCAATTTCGCTGGACAATCCTATTTAGGTTCTCTGAATTTATCTCCGATCTCTTTTAAACAAGAGATGGCGGCTAATGATGGCTTCGGCCGTCTTAGTCTGGTTACTCAGGCTGTTGCCCGAGGCTGGATATCTTTGGATTCAGGTAATTTCATGTCTGCATGCTTACGATACATGCTTCCTCCTCTATATGTTAATCAGATAGAGGTGTCAAGGAAGGAAGGGAAGGTCCATGATGCTGCGGTAAGTTCATCTAGTTTAATCTTCCGAAGTATTCTCGAGGGTGGTTTACCCATCTTGAGTACTTTGGGAGGACCTACACTTTCAGCTGTTAGTTCTGGAATGTTATTTCCAGGGCTGCAGCTGTTGTGTAATAGCCTAGATGTCCTTGCCGAGCGCAGTCCTGAAAGGGATTGGGCGGCTCGAGAGAATCTCTTCCGGCTTATCCTTCGTCAGATCGATAAGCTCGAGGAAGCTCTTGAGCTTCGCTTAGAAGAGTGTGAGAAAATCTCACCTCAATATGGGTTCGTACGTTTTCTGTGGCCTTATGAGATCGATGTTCGTGGTAAGGGTAAGGTAGATTTATCATTTACTTTGCCTCTACTAGAGCGTTTCTCTGATGAGGCCTCGGATGCGTTGGACAATATTGTCGTGGGATTGAATAACATTCGATTTATTTGCTCTGGAGTAAGACTCGAGTTACCTCTCATTGTTGAAGAGGGAAGTCTTGATGATTTGTTTATTGGCTACCAGCGTCTCCTTTCTCTTGAAAGTGAGATCACTGGGAAATCTTTATCAAACATTGGTATTTTCCTTGAAGATAGTGAGAAGAGTGGTGATAACACACTACTTCACGAGTTACTGCTTCAGGCAGCTGATTTATCTGGATTAGATAGATTAGGTGTTGAAGATTATGTCTTCCCTGAGTCGCTTGGGCTGAATCTGGTCCGGATGAGCCATTCTATTCGATTGGCTTCTCTCGCACAGCAGATACGCCAGGGTTCTCAGTCCGAGAGATAGATTCGGATTCCTCTATACTCGAATACCTCATTCCCGGGTTACCTTTGAGGGCCAGGTTCAATCCCTGGGAGGATAGTGTTATTCACTATAACGAATAC